TTTTTCCATTACTGGAAGTAATTTGACAAGTAATGTTTCCATTACAATGTCAGAATAATGTGAATAGGTATCTGGAACTTGTTGATCATTCCATACACCAAAGTATTCAGTAAATTGTGAAATATATTTATTATCAAACATAGTTCTTGCAACTGTTTTTTTCATCATGAAATAATCATAGCAAAATTTAGCAAGATCCTCTGATATCGCTTCTTTAATAACTACATACTTATCTGTTTTAAAACTCATATTTTCTCCTTTTTAGTTTCTGTTTTATTTTCCGCTCTAGTTTGTACTCTTACTGTATCAGTAATCATTTTTCTCACAGCTTGTAAATTAAAATGTATAAATCTGAAATCTTCAATTCCTGCATCTACGATATATTCATGTGTTAAATACGATGGAATAAATATCATTGTTCCAGGTTTTGGTTTATAATGTACTTTATCAGTTCCTAACGTAATTTCTTTTTCATTCTTTAAAGGTAATTGTGTCATAAGTTTACCAGGTCTTGGATCGTGAAATACTGGTATTGATGTTTTTTCAGAACATCTTAAAAAATAAAAACCACTAATGTGATTATCATAATGTGTATGTGGCGTGTGATGGCCAGCTCCTTTTTCTGCAAATTGTTGAACCCAAAATTCAGTCCAAAATAATTCATAATTAGTTAAATCATATCCCATATGATCTAAAACATTCCATGAAGTTGAACCTATATATTCTTGAAATTCTTTTAAATCAGGATCTCCTACTAAAGATGTACTATGGTGTGACATAGAAAAATCACCTATTTTTTTACCTAATTCTTTTTCACGTTGTTTAATAGCTTTTTTATTATTTTCTTTTGCAGCTTTAATATATTTATCACAAACTTTATCTACATGACTTACCCATTCAGGTATCTCAATAGAATATATTGGTGTACTAAAATAAATTGATGAATTTAATTGATCTGTTTTTGCCATTATCTAAACGGATGTCCAAGGTTCCAAATAACCAATGAATATCTTGTTCCTTTCGTTACTGGTTTAACTCTATGCCAAACATGAGAAGGAAATACTACTATACTTCCACGTTTACTTATTTCTGCACATTTCCTAATTGTTGGTTTATCAGGATCCATATTTCTAAAATCAAATTCTAATTCTCCACCTTCGTAATCTTTTGGATCTGATAGTGAACATGTAACAGATAATTTTCTTATTTTACCATTCGTATCTTTATTATCTGGATTTGCATATGGAGTTTCCCAAGAATCACAATGCCAATCATAAAATTGATTTAATTTATATTTTGTAAATTGACATGCTTCACTAAAGGACCATTCAAAATTCCATCCTGCTAATTGATTTGCTTGATGTATAAATGGTTGAATTTCTTTATAGATCCATCTATCTGAAAGCCATGTAATATTTGAATCTCTTTTCTTTTTTAAATCTATTATATCTTTATCATCAAGTGGTTTACCTTCATTAATTTTTGTAGTTTGACCACCTGTAAGTGCTAATTGTTCTTGTTGTGATATTCCATATTTAATTAACTCATCACAAAATCTAGGTGTGAGTGCGCTTTGAAAATAGTAATAGTAATTTTGTAAGTTCATTTCTAAATACTATATAATAATTTTTATAGGATTTGTAAAGAGTAAATAATTAGCTAATTGTAAGGTCTCCAGAAACCGTGAATGTTGCAACTTTACAACCTCCAGCTGGTGCCGGTAATGTTGTAACTGTGTTTGTTCCTGGCGTTGCAGAAATATTTGCTGATCCTGGTGCTCTTACAATAACTGTTCCCGATCCTCCTGAACCTCCACAACTTGAGTTACAAGCTCCACCACCTCCTCCACCACCTGTATTAACTGTTCCTGCAGTTGCTTGAGTTGGACCACCACCTCCAGTACCTCCTCCACCAGTTCCAGCTGTTCCAATTGTTCCTGACCCAAAACGACCTCCTGAACCTCCACCACTATAAGTTATTGGTGAATTTGAAATACTATTTGCTAAACCATTACCTCCTGCACCTGAAGAACCATTATTAGGATCTGCAGGACCAGAAGCATTACCACCAACGGCTCCTGCTCCACCTCCTCCACCACCATGACCAGCAATAGGTCCTGGAGTATTTGAACCTCCAGTATTACCTTGTGAAGGACTTACTGGCGGAGTATTACCTGTTCCACCTGCTCTTGAAGTTTGTCCACCACCACCTCCACCACCTGATCCTCCATTAGAACCAACAGATCCAGGAGATCCTCCACCAAATCCTCCACCTCCTCCTCCTGCTGATGTTATACTTGAAAATATTGATGATGTTCCACAACTTCCTTGCCCATTAGTGCTTATTCCACCTGCTCCTCCAGCTCCAACTGTAATTGGAAAACTATCCCCAGAAAAACCACTTAATGTAATTTTTGTACCCCCTGGAAATGAAGTTCTAAATCCTCCTGCTCCACCTGCTCCACCATGATTACCTCCACCTCCTGCTCCACCTGCTATTACTAAATAATCAAAACTAACTGGTGAGAAAGCTGGCTTTGGCCACGTTCCTTGTTTGATTGCACTAAATTGACTTTTTAAATTCCAAACACCACTTGCCTTATTTAATTCTTTTACGATAACGATTCCCGAACCGCCGGCTCCGCCATTAATACTTGGATTTCCTCCACCGCCTCCGCCTCCACCTCTATTAGTTGTTCCTGAACCTGATGCAGTTGCTCCACCAGCACCAGTTCCACCTGGATTACCAGTTCCACCTGATGAAGTATTAGTTCCTGAACCACCTCCACCACCTCCAGAGTAAAACACTGGACTTCCTGAAATTGAACTTACTAAACCTGCTCCTCCTGCTCCACCTTGTCCTGAAGGACTTAAAGTTGGTGTAGGTGCAGCTATACCTACAGCTCCAGCTCCACCACCTCCTCCAGCTGCTAAACCTACAACAGTATAAGGACCTCCACCAGTATTTCCATTACCACCAGAATTTCCTTGAGGAGGACTTACTGGTGGTGTGTTTCCTGTTCCTCCTGTACTTTGACCAGGAACGCAAAATCTAGTTCCACCTCCTCCACCTGATCCTCCTGATCTACCATTATTATTAATACCACCTCCTCCACCACCTCCTGCTGATGTAATTGATGAAAAAATAGATGAATTACCAGTAACTCCAATATTACCATCTCCGCTACAACCTGCTGTGGCTCCAGCACCTCCAGCACCTACTGTAATTGGATATGGTGTTGCTCCACAAACAATAACTTCTATACATCTAAAACCACCTGCTCCTCCACCAGCTCCACCATTTGAACCACCTCCTCCTCCACCAGCTACAACTAATGTTTGAGCTACTCGTGTTCCTGGTTGCGTGGTTAATGGTGTTGATGATGTAATGGATGTGACAGTACACTTACCAAACGATGTTGGATTGATTACTCCTACTATACCGCCATTGGGTGATCCCATAAGTCACTACTCCTGTTTAAAAATCTTTTAACTTAATTGCCTGTAGCAATCCAAGATGAAGTGTCAGGTGACCAAGCGAATGAATTATTTTGATCGTCTTTACCAGTCCATCTTTGTCCAGCTTCATCCCAAGAAATAAAGTATTTAACGTTATCTCCATAAGTTGTAACTGTTGGATATGCAACTGGGGCTTGCCAGTCGTCATTAGAGTCTAGCGACCAAGATGCGAATGGTTGTGGTGCAATGAATTTATTTTTTGTGGAATCAAACGAGTAACCAATTCCAGCGTATTGTTTTCTGAAATTATTATTATAAGAAGTTTGAACCCATCTAGATCCTGTTGTGAAAGGAACGATTTTTTTAACCGCTTCTTCAGCTCCAGCAGATTGATCACCGCCATTTGCGTTTACATCATTGTTATCAATAACAACAACTCTTAATACTAAACCGTAACTGTTTATTTCTGCAAAATGTGCCATATTTTTTACTCCTTAATTAGTTATATTATAAATTCTTTTTAAAAGAAAGTCTATAATTTATGTTGTTAATGTTCCAGATACTGTGAAAGTAGCCACTTGACAACCACCTGCTGGCGCTGGCAATGTAGTTAAAGTATTAGTTCCTGGCGCAACTGCTGATATTCCACCAGATGCTCTAATAATAACGATTCCTGAACCACCATTTCCATTTGCACCTCTTCTTTTTCCACCTCCACCACCACCTGTGTTTACAGTGCCATTTGTAGCAGCACCTCCACAATTTGATCCTCCTGCTCCTCCACCTCCTGCTCCTCCTGCTCCACCTGGAGCTGGAAGTGCATTACCACCTCCTCCACCACCTGCTCTTGTAACTGAACATCCTGTAATACTATTTGCTGAACCTGCTCCTCCTGCTCCTGCTGTTGGTACAGTAGCATTAGCACCTACAGCACTAGCTCCACCTCCACCTGCTCCTTGAGAACAACCAGGTCCTGCTGCGTTTCCCCCATTATTACCTTGAGATGGACTAGTTGGTGGTGAATTACCTGTTCCACCAGTATATCCTGGTCCACCTGCTGCTCCTCCACCTGATCCACCTGCTCCTGTAGTTCCAGGTGTGTAAGGAGTACAACCTCCACCTGCTCCACCACCAGCTGATGTTATAGTTGAAAATATTGAACTTGTTCCTGCTGTTCCTGGAGGACCAACACCACCTGGTACTGTAGCTCCAGCTCCACCAGATCCTACTGTTATTGGAAAAGATGATCCACCACTTAATGTAATTTTTGTACCACCTGGAAATGAAGTTCTAAAACCTCCTGCTCCTCCACCTCCTCCGGAGTTAGCTCCTGCTCCACAACCACCACCTCCTCCACCTGCTACTACTAAAAAATCTACATCGAATGGAGCACTTGGTGTCCACGTTCCTTGTTTCTTGTAATTGTATTGTTCACTTAATGACCAGACTCCTGGTGCGAATGTTCCTGATGGTTCTGAAATAACAACGACACCTGAACCTCCTGTTCCTCCTGCTGTTGGTGTAGCTCCTGCTCCTCCTCCACCACCCGTGTTAGCTGTTCCTGTAATTGGACTAGGAGATCCTGCTCCTGCTCCACCACCGCCGTTTCCTCCCGCTGCAAAAGGACTAGGTGTTACTACTGCTGTTCCACCTCCTCCTCCAGCTCTTGTTACAGGAGAACCTGTAATTGAATTTGCTAAACCTGTTCCACCTGCTCCTGCATTATTACAAGCGGTTCCTCCAACTGCTCCTGCTCCACCTCCGCCTCCTCCAGCAGCATAACCTCCAGGATGTTTACCACTTCCTCCAGTATTACCTTCTCCAGGAGTTGCTGATCCTCCAGTAAAAGTTCCTTGATTACATCCACCTCCTGCTCCACCACCTCCACCAGATCCACCTGATCTTCCTAAATCTGCTGGAGAGGGAGATAAAAAACTAGCAGCTCCACCTCCACCTCCTCCTGTTGATGTTATAGTTGAAAATATTGAAGGATTACCATCTGATCCTTGACCTTGACCTGGTTGACCTGCACCTCCACCTCCAACTGTTACTGATACTGGACTTGATGGTATTGATAGTTGTGTTCCACCAGGAAATGAAGTTATATGTCCTCCAGCTCCTCCACCTCCAGCTCTTGAAGAAGGACCACTTCCACCACCACCACCTCCAGCTACAACTAAATAATCTGCACTAGATTGACCTGTTCTTCTTGTAAATGTTCCTGATGATGTAAAAGATGTTACGTTTGATGTAGCGTATACTACTGGATTTACAACTGGACCGATAATTCCGCCATTAGACATAGCTTGAATCTCCCGGTTAACTTATATCTTCGTATGCAATAATCACTTCAAGATCAGAGTTAGCGCTTGCGCCACCGATGATCGATTGATTTTCCATTAGATAGAATGTAGAATTTTTATCAACTAAATTTAATGTTGCATCTGCTGGTACAGAGATTGTTGCAGCGAGAGCAAAAGAAGATCCTGCTGTTCCATTTGCTGCTGTATGATAATCAATTGTAACGTCAGCAGCGTTTGTGCCATCTACGTTTGCAACCATGATTGATTCTATTTTTAAAACTTTTCCCGAT